GTCATCCGTAGAGAAAGTTTTGTTTTCCATGCCTGATGATTCGGGGAGGGGCGATGCGTTCCGAATTACTGATCAATGACAAGCCGAGTCGCGACCTCGCACTCGTCGCAAACGCGATCAAGAAGCGTTGGCCGATCAATGCTGCGAACGCTCGGGAGCTTGTGGATCGACTGCTGGACATCACTCGCAAGACCGAGGTGACAGTCGCAACCAAGGACGGCGTTGCCACCGTCGAGGCTCCCGCTGATGTCAACGCCATCGCAGCGGCGAGAGTGCTGGTCGCAATGGTCGGACAAAACGAGAAGGCCGCAGAAGGCCCGAAGGCCGGCCCAGTGATCGACGTGGGAGTGTATGTTGATGCACGATCTGACGACCGACGAACTCGCACACTTGAGATCGCTGAACGAATCCGAACTCGCCGAATTTCTGGAGACGGTCGATCCGAGTGACTTCGATTTGGTCGTGGGCCAGATCGCAGACGAGCCGCAAGAAGTCACCGGCGGCAACTACGCGGAGGCGCGTTCAGCCCGTGCTGCGGCGGTCATCAACGCGAAAACGGCAGCGGCTCAAGAGATCGGCCCGCTGCCTGCTGTGGTCGATCCTCAGCGACGTGAGCGATGCAGCCGAGACCTTGAGTTATACGCGATGACCTACTTCGCCCAGACGTTTTATCTGCCGTTCGCGCCTTACCAAGTATCGATGCTCGACGCGTTCCAAAACGTCATCGAGTCGGGTGGGCGAGAGTGCCATGCTGTGCGGCGTGGCGGTCTCAAATCGACGATTGCCCGCGTTGCAACTCAGTGGGCTGTGACCAATGGCCATCGACGCTTTCCCGTCCTCGTTGGTGCGACAGACGACAAGGGCAACGAGCATCGAGAGAACTTTTTCTCTCTGCTCGCGGCCTCGCCTATATTGTTGGACGACTTCCCCGAGTTGGTGCCGCTCATGCTGAAATGGAGACAGCCGAAGCGACAGTTCCGCCTGAATGGCCGGTTGCTCGCCGTGCATCCGAAGGACGCGCGAGGCCGCATCGTGTTCGCCGACATCCACGAGGCCGCGTCGTGTCAGGCTCACATCGCACCGTATTCGGTCAACGCGACCGACGTGAGCGGCCTCAGTTATGTGGATCGCTTCGGCGTGACGATCAGGCCCGACCTACTCGTTTTCGATGACGTGCAAACACCTCAATCGGCCAAGTCGCCGCTGATGACGGAGGAGCGCGAGGAGGCGATCACCAAGACATTCTGCGGGCTGGCCGGCTTGGGTGAAAAGCTAGCCGCGATCATGGTCTGTACGGTGCGGGAACACGGCGATTTGACCGAACAATTCTTGTCGCGCGAGAAGCATCCAGATTGGAGCGGCTCGAAGTATCCGAGCGTCTTGAGACTCCCGGATCGAATGGACCTATGGGACGCATACGCGGTGAAACTCGGGCAGGGCGACGACCCGACCGAGGGCAAGCAACTCGCAACCGAATTCTATCGATCGAACCGAGCCGACATGGACGCGGGCGGGCAGGTCGCATGGGAATTCGACAAGCTGCCCGAAGAGGACACCGCACTCCAAAGCCTGATGACCGTGCGGGCACTCGATCCGAGCTTCTTTCGCTGCGAGATTCAGCAGGAAGGCTTGGTGCCGGTCAACACGAGCGGCGTGAATCTCGACGCTCAGACGCTGCTCAAACGGCTGTCAGGAGTGCCGCGTACTATCGTGCCGGAGCAGGCAAGCTACGTGACGGCTTTTATCGACTCCTCAGATCAGGTGCTGTGGGCTGTAGTCGTGGCATGGCAGAAGGACATGAGCGGGTGGATCGTGGACGCGAGGACATGGCCCGACCAAGGAAGGCCGGTATTTTACAAATCGGACCTCGCCGCGACCATTAGTCAGCAGATGCCGGGGGCGTCGTGGGAGGAGGCTTTCGTTCACGCTCACAACGAATTGGAGCGCGAGCTGTTTGCGGACTACCCGGAACTCGACCTGATGCTTAAGGACTGGTCGGACGGTGGGCAGAAGCCTCGCATCGAGTCACAGATCGCAGCCAGTGCGAACAAGACCCGCATCAGGCCAACGAAAGGATTCGCGCCGAAGCCTGGACGAAAGCCGGTGCATCTATGGGGCGACGGAATTAGGGATCGGCACAACGGGCAAGGCTGGGTTGAGCGACGCAGTGAGACGCCGGTGCATGTCCAGTACAACGTCAACGAATGGAAGAGTCATGCAGCCCGAAGACTGCTGACGACCGTAGGCGCACCGTCCGCGATGTTGCTGCCCGGTGACGACGAGCGAGCGAACAGGCTGTTGGCGGAACATCTGACGGCCGAGCAACCGAAGACGATCATCTACGACGGGGCAGGAGGCATTGCGTGGCAGGCGATACCTGGCCGAGACAACGACTGGTGGGACTGTATCGTAGGTAATTGCATGGCGGCGAGTATGTTGGGTTGCACGTTGAACGGTGAGAAGGCTGCGAGCGGCTCGAAAGAGCGCACGACCGCAGTAGTTCCACAGAGACTGCTGAGAGGGGGCCAGCGTGGATGATCGTCCAGTCGTGAAAATGCCGTGCTATCTCGACGAGGACGGTGTTCCGACTTGCCCGAAGTGCGGCTGTCAAGACACGAAGGTCACTCACTCATATAACTGGGAAGCCGACGGAAAGCGGCGACGGCGTGTTTGCATGAATTGTCGTTGGCCATTCCCCCCGAGCATCGAGTTTTTCGACGAGACTGCGTGATAGATGTATCACGAATTGCATAGTGATATTGCTAAAGCGATGCCTCTGCGATCATTATAGACCGCGTTCCGATCTTGTTCGGCGGATAACTACCGCTCACAGGAACCCACGATGCCAGACGCGATCACGACGCAAGTCGCCACCGACGCTTTAAAACCGCAGTCCGTCAGCAATGATGGCGTGACGGTATCGCGTCGTTCGTTGGCCGATCAGGTCGTAGCTGCCAAGTTCGTCGCGGCGAATGACGCTCTCGACAAGATCGCGGCGGGGACTCATTTCTTCGCGGCTGTTCGCATAGTGCCTCCCGGCGCGGGAGGGAACAATGTTGCGACAGATTACTAATCGCATGCTGAGCGCATGCGGCGTCGTGACGATCAGCCAAGCCAGAGACATGGTTCGCGCTGCCTGCGACCTGACGCGCACAACTCACGAAAACAAGAACCACTGGAAGGACTCCGATTCTCTCAGCGGCCGCTCGACGTACGCTCATGCCGAACGCAAGATCGCCCGCGAACGGTCACGCATGGAGCGAGCCTCAAACTCGTGGTACTCGGGGATGATTCGCACGGCCCGCGCTCACGTCGTCGGGACCGGACCACGATTGCAGGTTCTCACGTCGGACCCGATTCGGAACCGACGCATTGAAGCCGCGTGGTCGAAACATTCCAGCGACATCAACCTGACGGACAAGCTCGGGACCGCAGTCGAGGCCGATTGGACTGACGGCGAAGCGTTCCTGATGCGTTCGGAAAACGAGACACGCTACCCGATCACGACGGACGTTTGTCTGTACGAGTGCGATCAAGTTTCGCAGCCGTTCTTCCATCAACTCGACCGATCTATCGAAGACGGCAAACGGGTTGATCGACGTGGCAACGCGGTCGAGTATTGGATTTACGACCACCATCCCGGCGACTTTAACCTCGGCTATTCGTCGCCTCTCAGTGGCAATTGGTATCCCGCCAGCGACGTGATTCACCTCTATCGACAGGACCGACCCGGCCAACTGCGAGGCTTTCCTCGTTGCGCTCCGGCAATCGAGCATCTCGCACATATGCGGCGATTTTCCAAGGCTACGTTGAGCGCGGCGGAACGTGCTGCGCTGTGGGGTCTGTTCGTTTCGACGACCGGATCGTCTGTGGTCGCGAAGCAGATGCCCGAAGATTTTATGAACGTCGAATGGGAACGGAATCTCCTCAACTTCTTGCCTGACGGTTGGAAGGTCGAAGGGGTCGATTCTAAGCATCCCGGCTCGTCGAACGCCGAGTTTCAGCGAACCGAACTGACCTACTTCTGCCGCTGCGCAAACATGCCGTACTCGCTCGCGAGCGGCACGTCGCGCGACTCAAATTTCTCGTCCGCAAAAATGGACATCAAGAACCTTTGGGAACCGGAAGTGAAGTCCGAGCAGGACAGGCTCAACCGGCTCGTGATGGCTCCGATCTTCCGCTGGTTTTTGGAAGACCTCGCCATCAGCACGGACATTCTCGACGGCGTGGGGCTGCTCGGAAACATCGCGTTCCGATTCTATTGGCCACCGGTCCCACAAGCCGACGAAACCGACGTGGCCACCGCGTCAAGTCTGAGGATGTCAACGGGGCAATCGACTCCCGCCAGCGAAGCCGCGATGCGTGGCGATGACGACGAACAACACTGCCTCACGGCAGCGGCCAACTACGGCGTTTCAGTGGACGAGTACAAGCGGGCACGGTTCGCGAAACACTTCGCCACAGGCGGCACTCCGGGCGGAGTCTCTGATCCTGCTGCCGCAGGACAGACGCAGCCTTCGGAGACAGCGGGAGCGTTCGCGGGGACGCGTCGTCGTGACTTCACGAACAACCAAAAGGCCACGGCGGAAGTTCTCAGCAGCATGATCGACGGGGCGTCCGAGGTCGTCGCGAAGAACTCATTAATGCGGCTCGGCTGGTCTTCTCTCGCGGCGCAAGAACTCATCGACGATGCCCGTGACGGTGCCATCGACGCGACCGATCTCGACCCCGCGCAAACAACGGAGGCCGCAGTATGACGACACCAAGCCGCTTTGAAATCCTCGCGTATACCGGCGGCAAGCTGCGAGTCGAAGGCTTCGACATGCCCGTCGTCGTAGACCTCGCGGGGCTGACGGCGGAAGGCTCGATCCCGATCACGATCAAGCACGACACCGGCGACGCGACGATTCTCGGTCAGACGGACCCGGACGCGATCATCAACGACGGTGCCTGCCTGATGCTGGGCGGGGCGATCACAGCGCAGCCGGAGTTGTCGCCGTCTGTGGCGCGGGTCATCGCAATGGCTGCGAACGGGCATCACTGGCAGGCCAGCATCGGCGCACAGATTGAAGAGTCGCGCGACATCGAAGCGGGCCAAACGATCAACGTCAACGGGCAAGACCTGACCGGCCCGTTCACGCTCGCGACGCAATCAGTGCTGCGCGAGACGGCCGTTCTCGGCATGGGAGCCGACCGCAAAACATCAGTCACCCTTTCGGCGCAAGCCATCCTCACTTTGAAAGCCAAGCCAATGGCCGATACGACCAATCCGGACGCCACGACACCTGACGACTTCGCCACATGGTCCACCTCCGAAGACGCCACCGAGTCACTCCAGACGGCTTATGCCGCCTACCTGAGAACCACGGCTGATGCCATTGATGGCAATGCCGCAGCGATGCCGGAGATGCCCGGAGAAGTCGCAACAGAACCCGTGGTTGACCCGCTGGCGGCGTCGTCGCCGGAACCTACTGCCGCCGAACCTATGACCGATCCCACGAAGAAAAAGGAAGCACCGAACATGGCTGCTATGACTGTCGTTGACATCAAGGCCGAAGTGAATCTCGACATCAAGGCGGCTCGCAAGCAAGCCGCCGATGAAGTCCGCCGCGTCGGCCAAGTCCGCGCACTCTGCAAGGGTGACGAGACACTGATGGCCAAGGCCATCGAAGATGGTTGGGACGCAACCCGCACCGAGCTTGAATATCTCAAGCGGCAACGCTCGACGGCTCCGGCCGGTCACGTTGTCTCGGCGAACGCTGCCGACACGCTCTCTGCGTTGCAGGGCGGCATGTTGCTCCGCGCTGGCGTGCGACTCTACAACCCGGTCTTTGCCAGTGAGATGGGCATCGCGTTGGGCCTCCCCGGATGGCTGCGGTCGGGACTGAATACCGACCAGCGGCAGAAGGCGATGGAAGCGGGCTGGAAGTACCGCGACATGAGCATGACCGACCTTTGCAAGGCCGCGTCTTCGCTCGACGGCAACCGCTCGCAACATCTCGACGGCAGCAATCAGGGCTTCATTCGTGCGGCTGTCAGCGGGGGAAGCCTCGCCAACATCTTCACGACGAACATGAACGCTCTGATGATTCAGAAGCTACAAGAGTCGGGTGACTCGACGATGGGCTGGACCCGTGAAGCCGATGCCGCAAACTTCCAAACGATGGACAGAATCCGGCTCGTCAAGGGCGGCGGATTGACCAAGCACAAGCGGGCCGGGACTGCCGACTCGGCTGATCGCTCGGACCAGATCGAATCGTATAAGATCGCCCGTTACAGCCAACAATTTATTCTGGATGAGCAGGACATCATCGACGACCATTTCCAGGCGCTAAAGGACATGCCCGACGAAATGGCGTTGGCGTGCGGACGCCTGCGACCGGACCTCGTTTACTCGATCCTGTTGGCTAACGGCACGCTCGGCGCGACGGGTGTCGCGTTGTTCTCGGCTTCGCAACCGGCGGGCATCACGGGCGGCGCG